TTGCCATTCTTTCTCTTATTGCTTCTATTTCTCTTTCTGCATCATCATAAATTTCTCTTCCATTTAATTCGATTCCACCTGGAAGTTTTACTCCTCTAAATTTAATTAAGTTTTGTCCCCATTGTCTCTTAATAAGAGCAGTCAAATATCTCTTTAAGAAACTATCATTATAAACATTAGTAAAATCGTTAGGATCAAGAATTCTATAACAATCAATAATTAAAAATGAATCTGGTTTTTGCTGTAACCAATCAATGTCAAGATACATTCTATTCTGTCTTTTATTAAATCTTATTTGTTTTTCAGTTTTTAATAAAAAGTCGATATCTTCTAGGTATGTCTTAACCATTGCATATTGTAATAATTCAACAGAATTAAAATAATATAAATCATTTAAAAATAATTGATATTTGATACTAAACATACCACCAGAAATATCACTGGTATCAAATTTGAAAACTTTTTCAATACCAATTACCGAATCCGGAATTTGAATATAATTTGAGGTTTCATAAAAATTAAAAGTAGTTTGAATTCCAGAAGAACTTGGTCTTCCAGTTGTAGTTACGATTCCTGGTCCTACAGTTCCCTTTGCTCTACCCCTATCAATATCTTCCTGACTAATTCTATATTTTAAATACATTCTTTCGACACCATCAAAGTGTCTTTCATAAAAATATTGAAGTGCATCATCAACAAGGTCATCTATTTGATCATCATCTACGTTGATTTCTAATACAGGATATCCCAGTCTTCTTAGACAATAATCAATAAGTTCTTGTCTACTTGCAGGTTTTGCCATTAGTAAAAGCCTCCATCTATTACATTAGACCAAACAGGAACTCCGGAATCATTAATTGATAAAACAACACCATTAACCCTATTTTGTGGTGAATCTGAATCTGAACTTGAAATTAATTGACCGCTATTGTTAAAATATGCAATTCCATTGGGACCATCATAATTACCAACTTCATATTTAATTGGTTGTCCAAATGTTGAAATACCACCAACATTTAGTGTTGCAACATCAATTTTGGCATTTGGTTTTAAATTAGTGGCAATTCCCGCAACTCTTGCATATTCTGCATAATCTGCATAATTTGCTGTAGTTGATGATATAGAACCTGCCTGTCCAGACAAGGCCGATATGACCTTGATTGAATTTTGTTGTCCAACTCTTACTCTGATATCTGCCATTACCTTGTGACTCCTTCTCTAACTAGAGCCATTCCTTCAATCACTCTAGTTTTGGTGTTATTTGGAGCAGTAACAACAATGTCATAAATATATCTTCCTGGTCTTATTGAGGAAGTCACAGATGTACTAAGTCCAATCTGAATTGTTCCAGTTGTTGGACTAGGAATAGATGTTTGAAAATTGTATACAGACGCACTTCCTGCATACTTTCTCATTTGACAACTCACACCATACCCAGTCAGATTTAATGCAGAATTACTATTGGTATCATCCAATAGAAAAGTCTGAGAAAAATCTGCACCAGAATTAATTACTATGTTGCTGACATATACAGCTGCCATTTACATCAGGTATATCTATCTATCCTATATTTATAAGTCAAAATTAAGACCCAAATTAAGTATAGTCTCTTCTTGCTTTAAATAGAGTTTAACATAAGATTTTGCAATATTTTTCAAAGTTTCCACATCATTGCAATTTTCAATTTCTCTAGCCATTCTTTCATATTCAAAAGATTTTGAAAGATTTTCCAATTGGATATCAGATGGTTTCATTTTTATTCACCAATTGCTTAAGAAGAGATTTAATCTCTTTAACTTCATTTTTCATTTCTTCAATTTCTGCTTTTTCCTGATCTTTTTTGGAAATAGCATTTACATAATTTTTATAATCTTCAACATCACAATTAATAATAGCACCCGTGTATGCATCTCTATACAGATTTGGATGTCCTTCTACTGGAATTCTCATCTAATTGCAATTGTTCTAATTGAATTTAATCTTGGAGCAAGAGCTTGATTAGTTCCTTCAAAAACAATTTTTATTACATATCCAGTAAATAAATCAAGATTGTCTGCAGTATAAACATATTCAAGGAATTCGTCAAGATTACTTCCTCTTACATATCTATCTGGCAATCCGCTATTATTGGCGGGATTGATTATAGTATCTCCAAATCCACTACCTGTAGTGTCCCTAAGGTTATCATAACCTGGGAATAGTTCAAATGCTTGAATGATTCCATTAGCATTTGGTCTGATTAAACTATAAAGAACTCTAAAATCCGCAGATACATCACGATATGCACTCAGATAGATCTTTAATCCTCTTGCTGGTTGATCTAAGAAAACTGGAGTAGAAACATAGATAGCAGCACTTGGATCGTAGATTAGGGAGTTTACGCGAGGATCTAATGGGAAATTTTGAATTGGATTATTAATACGATTACTACGGAATTCTGTAAATGCCTCATTCAGATATATCATAGGAGACAGATTTTTATCTGTCGTTGATAATACAATATTTGTAGTAAAAGACTTACTTCTTTGGAAAACTAAAGGTGAAAGATAATTTATTTCATTAACTCTTGATGCAACGATTCTGGTCGTTGTAAGGCGATTTAAAGCATTTAATTGTATATTTTGGAATCCTTGATCAATAAATGAAGATTCGTTTCCACCCATGCTAGTTCCACTGATAGTTCTAATTGAGGCACTAACTGAGGTTTTATCACCTGGAGTAATTACATTATAATTTGGTATTAGAGCATCGAATTGAATATTTTCAGTAGCATAAATGTTTTCGCCACCAAGATTTGCTTGAGATGCAAAAGCTAGTGTTGGGAATCCATTGTCAGTACTTCTATCTGTATTTCCTCCTGCAGTACCAACTCCAATTTGTACAAAATATCCATCACTGGTTGGATAAAGACTGTTAATTCCAAAAGTCGTATTGATTCTTCTTAGTGAAACACCATTAAGTTCGTATTTGTAAAGTTGAGAAGAAACAATGTGGGGCTGTGGAATAGTTCCATCAATTCCACGAACTAATCCACCGAGAGATCCATTACCAATTGAAGTGTACTGGATAATTTCATTATCAACAATTACATAACCAGGATTACTAGATCCAATTGATACACCTTCATATGATGTAAAGTTTGCTGTGTCTGCTGTAGCAACATTAATTGATGTATCTGTTAATGAAAGATTGGTAGATGTAAGAACTGGTGGTACGTTAGATTGTGCTCCAGTTATAGTTACATAATTAGATGTTGAGTTCATGCCATGATCAAAATGATCAATACCCATAATATATCCAGAATTTTGACCACCAACTGCAGCAGAAGTTCTAATTGTTGTTCCTGCCAGTGAAACTATGTTTCCACTATTATCATAATAGGTTAATGTTCCACCAACGGTAAATGAATTTCCTTGTACGTTAGATAGGTATAAAGTATCGAGACCATTAATTGAAGTAATAGTTAATTGTGCATTAATGCCTACACCAGATACAGTAGATGTAACAATGCCAACTACATCACCTATAGCGTAACCATTTCCAGCAGTGACAATACTTGCAGCAGTAATAACTGATTGAGTAGCAGTTAAACTAAGTACAAGACCAGAACCACTTCCAGTAATTGCAAAGGTTGAAGCATTGGATAGTGTTCCAGTATAACCAAATCCACCAGTAGTAATACCTACAGATCCAGTCGGACCTCCTTGACCAATAACATAACCATAGTTATAAGGTTTACCATTATCGCTTACTTTTCTACCTGTCGTTAAAATACCAATTACTCCACCAACTGTAGTAGTTACAATTCCAACATTTAATCTTCTTGGGAATGTTGTAATCGCATTATTCCTAAGTTTAATAACATAACTATTACTTTGGTCAAGAGTCGGATTGTAAAATATTGCGGTTCCAGTCGTTGATGTGAATTCAGCCTTATAAAGTTTGAACATCATATCTTCATATTGATTTGCTGTCCAAATTGTGCCATTTTGAGACTTGAAGAGACTTCCGAGAGCAAACTGCCTTGAATAGATTACACCTTCAGCATTTGGTAAATTTGCCGTGTTAACGGTCGTTTTACCCATTTCTGCAACCCAAACTTGATACTCATCACTATATGGAGAGAGTAAGACGATTGCATATTCTCTTCCAGATGCAAGATAGATTGGATATGGGAATTTAATATTTGTTGCAACAGATGCATTTGTTGAGGTTTTAACCTCATCTGGTGTAATTGTTACCGACTCACCAACAATTTCACTAGTTGGAGTTCCTAAAACTACTGTTCTAATTTCTACAGTTAATGGTGCATTTTCTGGATCTTTTGTTGCGAAGAAAATATCTACTGAAGTAATGAAAACTCCATTATCATCTTCTGTTGGGGAATCTGCAGTACCATCTGATATATTTCTACCAACACTAAATGATTGTGCGAGAGGATCTAAGTAATACTCCGTTCTGGTAATTGTGGTTACCGTTTGCATTACATTTTGGACACCTTCAGAATTGTATATTGTTTGTGCACTATTCTGAAGTAAATCTCCTGGTAATGGTGGGGTATCAGTAGGACTTGAACTAAGTTTGTAAGTTTTAGATCCAGTTTGAATTCTTACAGCAGGTGGTGGATTTGATAGAGGATCTCTTAAGAAAAATGTTCCTATTAAATCACCATATTCATCAGAAACTAACCTTAAATCCTTGACATATGCAGTAGCTCCACTGGATTGACCGGTAAGAACCATTCCTTTTACCACATAACCAGAATATAATCCTTGGGCCTCTGCCGCAAGAGATCCGGTATCAATATTTACAATTTTACTCGAAGCACTATATGAAGATGGTAAAGTTTCACTCTTTACATATGGATTTTTATTATATGTTTTTATTGGAGCATTAAATGGTCCAGTTTTATGATTTGGAGTAGCAACTCTAAATTTAATTAGTTGAACACCATTATATGTTCCTACTACAGTTTCACCAACAGTAAATGATACTGATGAACCATAATTTGCAAGTGTAGAATCAGTAGCAATTTCTAGAAGTTTAGGTACAAAATCTACTCCACTATTTCCATCAAGAAATTGATAATACTTTACGAAAGGTCTCATATTCCTTGCAAAAAATTCAGTATTACGAGATCTCATATAGAGTTCTCTGTTACTTGATACTAAAACATTTTGAGTAGAAATATTTGTTTCCCATCGTAAAGTAACTCTTCTACCAATAGCGAAAAGCCAAATGTGTCTTTCTTGTTCAATTATTCTGCCTTGAGTTTGAATTGTTCTTACCCAATAATCTTTTTCTGGATTTAATTTAACAGTTCCCGTATATTGTACAACATTAAATGGATTCACATTTTCAACTTTAGTTGCTAAAGGTTGTTTAATCCATTCTATTTCTTTATATTTTAAAAGAACTGCATTTTTTCTTTTAACTAGATTTGGATCTAATAGATCAAAATCTACAGTAAGATCTAAATTTTGATCTGCAACTGTTAAAGCAGGTGCAATTTGACTTTGAAGTGTATTTCTAGATACAATGGGTCTTAACTCCTTTGCATCAGTATCAACTTCTACCGAAGAATAAGTAGAATCAACAAATGTAGAAGAAGAAAAATCATCAACAAAAAATCCACTCTTAAATCTATCTAATCCTTGAGCATCTCTAATTTGCAAACTCTTTGTATTAACTTCAAGTAAAGAAAGAGTAGTAACAGTTTCTAAGTTAGAAACTCTCCTATCAATTGTACCAATATCTCTCATCGTATATCTTCTATTATCAGTTAGAGCAATAGAAGTTGTTTTCGGTTCATAAAGATACGGAGGTAATGAAATTGTGGCAATTTCCATTACATCATCACTAAATTCTGGTGGTCTTGGATTATCCGCAGATGTTCCTTGAGATAGTAAAAATTGCCCTCTTTTATTTAAATAAAGTTTATCAATTCTCCCCAGATAGTAACTATATCCAATAAGAGACCCCTCATTTGGAGTTACAATAGTTCTTAAACTTGTACCAAAACTTCTTGATGAAAAATCAAATGGTGAAGACGAGTTTCCAGAAAATGCAGATACATAAGGTCTAAAATCTAAAGTATCCGAAGCTCTTACTTGAGAAGAACCAATGTTTGGAATATCATAATTATATCTCGCTGCATCATAACTCAATACAGTGAAAACATCTCCAGTATCACTAGATGGTACACTGTAATAATCATAAACTATTGTTAAACTTCTAGAAGGCTCAGTTATTGTTTTGTTTCTTACTATTCTTGAATAATCATAATATTGATCTCTTTGTCCTTTATCTAAGAAATAATTATTTGTAATGTCCTTGAATCTACCTAAATTAATTCCCAATAAAGTTCCAGAAAGATTGGATTCTGTAAAATTGATTGTTTCTGCTTGAACAAATCTATTCGCATTTAGATAAACAATTCCAATGGTATTAGAAGCTGGTTTAGTTACAATTCTTGCAACTGTCCCACTTGTTTGGCCAATTATATTTTCACCAATAATTGATGCACCTGTTACATTTAATAAAGGACTAAAAAGAAGACTATCTAAAACAGGAAGTCCAGAATCTAAGGATTCATAAACTGCAAGAAGATTGGCAACATCTGGATAATTTAAAGAAATCTCTTCATCTTGTACTCTTAATCCATAATATTGATTAAAGTTTAAACCATCACCAACAGATGTATTGATTCCAGCTCCAGGTCCAGACTGTGGATATTTTGAAGATATAATATTTAAAACTGCACTTCTATTATAAGTTTTAACTTTGCTTTGAATTCCGTTTTTAAGTAAAGTAGCATTAATAGAAGTAATAGTTTTACTTGGAGTAAGACCACTAATAGTGACATTATTTCCACTAAAAGAAAACTTATCCGGAGTTAATGTGTCTACTGTTCCATCAGAATAGAATATAGAATATCTTTGATTGTTAAACGGTAAGAAGAATGCACTTGAAATACCAGTTACATTTGCCAAGTTAAATGTAATACTTCCAGATCCTGTACTTGTTACTGATGTAATTTGAGTCGTAAAAGTTAAAGTGGATCCACCAAGATTTACTGAAGATATATTTTCATTTGGTAGTGGTGTGTAAAGATTTCCATTATTTTGATTTCTTATAATGGGAACACCAACAGAAACTGGAGTTTGAATCGTTGAACCTGGAAGAGTTCCATCACAGACTCCGGTTACACTTGTAATTGATGCTAATTGGATTGATGTTCCGGCAGTGTTTATACCAGTTACTCTATTGTATGTTTCTAAAGTTTGTCCGGACTTTTGATATCTAATAATTGTATTAGTAGTAATACCACTGAAGAATTTGCCAGGACAAGTTAAGTTTCCAGAACTATCAATATAAACTTGATCTGTTGAATTTAAGTTTGGGAATGGAACTTTTTCTAAACTTACATCTGCAGCAAAATTTAATGAAAAACCAGATACTGAAGTTGACTGGAATACTGATTTAATATCTTTTGTGCTATAAGATTTTACTGCAACTACTGTTCTTGTTGGTATAGATGGCAATCCATTAATTAAAATTTGTTCACCAACTTGGAAATTTCCTGATACTTGTCTTAAAGTAATTAAGTTTTGTGTTACAGTACCAAAAATAAAATTGGATGTTCCTGCAATAACAGCATATCCACTAGCTCCACTACTTAAACCTCTTACATAAGAAGAAATTGGTAAATCAGTAGCATTTAATCCTAAATTAACTTGCAATTGTGTATAAGTTTGAACATCATAAAGATATAGTGCATATTGAGTTGAACTACTAATTCCAGAACTATAGGAAGGGTCTAAAAGGTTCAATGAATAAACCCTTGCATCACCAATTTTATATCCAATTGGTGCGGTTAATGTTTTTCTTTGGTCATAAAGATCTACTGACTTACCGAATGATGGCACCCCACTAGTATTATTAATTCTTAATGTATTTGTAATCTGAAAAGGTACAAGTACATTATTTACAGTTTTAGTATCTCTTGGTTTTGGAGCATCTAAAATAGTTACTCCCGTTTTATCAATATCATATCCTCTTACATATGCTTTACCTGGAGATATTTTTACACACAATAAATTATCACTTGGAGTATTACCCTGATCAGTAGTTTGATTGTTATAATATAAACCATCATTTCCTAGTCTGTCATTTAATGAATTTTGTACATATACATTAAATGGAGTTACTGTATAATCACCAGATTCATCATATGTTCTTTGAGCTAAATAATCCTTTATTAAAGAGTAATCATTTTTTGGTTGAATTGGTTGTACTGATCCCTGTTGCGTTCTTAAAATTTCAATAAAATCAGTATCATTATAATCTGTTCTTGCTTTTTTAGTTAACGTTAATGTAATTTTTAATCTATCAGCGCCAGGAGCTGCATAGTTTGTAAAACCTTTAGCATTATCATACAAAGATGAATCATCATATGAAGTTATAAGTTCTTCAGTAATTTTTAATCCAACTCTATATGATGGTGTATTTGTATAATAGTCTAGGATGATTGTTTGTTTTGGTACAGATACAAAATATCCTCTGATAAAATATACTCCTTCTGTAATTGAAGCTGAAGATCCTGTTGCTGTAGCATCAGCTGCAATTAATCCAACAAGAGGAGTTCCCGCAGTAACTGTAACTCCACCATAAACGATGTTGTCGTTTTCTGCAACTAGTAACTCACCATCTATAAATGATGAAATTTGATTATTACTATCCGCACTGTTATACTTTACATATAGTGTAGTATATTCTACTTCGTCCCCATCAGGTTTTGCTACTAATTGAACTGTTGCTATAATTCCTGATGTTTGACCCGTTAATTTCTTTCCTACAAGTTTATCGACATATAAGTTAATATCAACACCAAATAAAGTTGGGTTAATTTTAACTGCATAAAAATTTGAGTCGTATGTAACGTTACCTGGAACTACACAAGCACCGTTTTTAAATATATTACTACCAAATTTTTCAATCTGATCTTGAAGAATTGATTGTAATGTCGTTAATTCTCTAGCCTGAATTGGACGCCCTGGATTGAATAGGACTTTATAAAAATTATTTTGCGACCTAAAATCGTCATAATATGGACTAATATTTAAATTTGTTTTTTGGGCCATTTTTTAGAATTCCAGGATAATTTTAATGTCTTCTTTTTGCCTAGAGTTTCTAGAAATCAAAGGTCTATTATCAATATAGATGATTTCTCCAGATGATTTATTTATGTCTGGACTGGCAATCCCCCTTGTGAAATTCATCCCTAAAGAAATTACAGCATTTCCGGTTGGATTTGTAGTAATTCCTGTAAAATTAACATCAACTGCTGCTTGGAATCCACCAGAGGTGAAAACTGCATTTGATGTAGATTCAAAATTTAAAACTTTACCGCCAGTAGAAATTCCAATATAATCTGTCTGATCTTGAGTTGTTGGATTATAATAAAGAGATCTATCTCTAAAATATTTTAAAACATTTGTTTGTGTATCAAATGAAGCTACATAACCAAGAGCTGTTCCTCCAGAAACGGATTGTTTAATAACATCACCGACACTAATTGTTCCACTATAAGAAGAAAACTTAATTCCGTATAGAGATGAGTATTGAGTATCAGTAAAATTAGAAGTTGACCCAAAAGAAGTTGGGTTTTTTACAATTCCTACTTGAGCAAATTTTGTGTCAATTGGAAAATCTTTTGTAGAATCATCAAATCGTGCATATACTAAAACTTTATCTGTACCTAATTCTTTATATAAATCAAATCCATGACCTTTTGAAGGAGGGATGACTGGAATTAATTTTGCTGCTCGTGAAGCATTAGCACTAATTGATCCAGTATCAACCACCCCATAAGTATATCCAGAACCACCAGAAGTAACCGTTGTTTTTACAATTGAACCACCAACAACATCTACAAGGACTGTTGCTCCAGATCCATCACCTAAAATGTTAAATTGTTGACCAACTCCACCAGAATACCCCTGTCCACCATCAGCAATATAAACTTTTTTAATTTGATTTTGATTTACAGAAGAATCTGCATTTTGTCTCACCGCTTGGATAGATGGATCTGAAGAATTTTCCCAATCATTGGGAACGGTAATATATTCCGTAGAATCGAACTTAATAATATCACTAGGACTTACAGTAAAAAGATATTTCCAAATATACCCATCACCACTTACTCCAGCTGCAGATGGTTCAAGATCCGTAAAAGTTGGTTGATCTTGAGAAGCATTACCTGTTGTAGTAATACCACTAGATCCGTTGTCAATACAAATATAAACTCTATAATCAGAATTCATTACATAGTAATTTGCATCATATAATCTATAAGATTGTGTGATTGGTGAAGGATTTGCAATACTATAATCTTGACGATACATTTCATATTTTGTCCCAATAGTCCAATCAATTCTTCTAATTAATCTTCTTACATTAGATTTATTGATTAATCTACCAAATATCATAGTATCATGATAATGGTCCATATAGTCAAAACTATCAACTGGACTAGGAATATTACTATCCCAATTGGCAACTCTACCAAATCCAACTTGTGAAGGATTTGGTAGAGATACAAAAACGTAATAAGAATTAGATGGATCTCCTACAGAGTTAACAAAATTAGTGGCATTTGATATTCTAAATTGATCCGTTACAATTGCTGCCATATTAATAGTTTTTTCTATATTTATATTGAGTTAATTAAGATACTACAAAGATTTTTTCAAAGCTCCTAAGAACCTTAGACCATACCCTCTTCTTTGAATTGTTGGGAAAGTAGTTAAACCAGAATTAATTGTATAACCACTTACAGCAATTGATATTGGATAATTTGATCTAGAGAATCCTCTCAATACACCCCATGAGAATCTACCAAGATTATTTCCCGTTGTTGCTATTCCCACAATGGAAGTTCTTGAATCAATGTTACATATAATCTCAGCATTGACATTTGTAGTACCTTGATATGCAAACGAGTGAATATTGTAAATATTATTTAAGAATGATGTACCTATACCAACAATAGTAGAGTTACTGCTATCAATAGAAGTTAATCCATTACCGATAGTGGTATCAAAGATACAAATTGGGAATCCTGTTGCTAGACCAGATGGGAAAGGTGTATTTGCAGATGTTTTTAAGAAGAATCTTAAAGCCAAAGGATTTCCCAATGTTCCAGAAGTTGTTCCTATTCCAGTAATAATTCCAGAGAATCCTTGTAAACTTGTAACTCCTTTAATGTTTTCATAAGATGTTGCAGGAGGCGCTGTAAAAACAACTGGGGGATTGGTTGAACTATAACCAAGACCTGGATTAGTAATGGTTATAGTTCCATTTAAAGATCCATTTGTAATTCCTGCAATTGCTGTTGCAGTTGTACCAATCCCTGTTCCTATGGTCATGGGGGAACCAATAATAAGATTTAAACTGGAACCAGTATATCCAGAACCGATATTATTAATTGTTAATGTGGAGATTGATCCAGTATCTGGATCAACAGTAGCAGTTAAGGCGGCAGAAACAGGATCTGCCATTCCAGATACAATTAATCCATCAAAATTATTAATAGGAATTAAAGTGGAATTATATTCATAGTTGAAGAAATTAGCATCATCAACATATACTATTGAATCAGAAGATGATAAATCTCTAATAATTTTTGCTGTTGGATATACTTCAGATTCAATAGAATCCCTAACTTTATAAAAAACTTGACCATTAATTTGTTGATCAACTTTTTGTTTAGTCCAACTTATCGGTTTGTACAACTTGGTATCAATTCCAGATTCAGTATAAACATTTGTTTGTACTTTATCGGAAGCTGGAACATCAAAAACTACTCTAGGATTTTGACTTGTTGTAATTGCAGAGACGGTATCATTTTTAAATACTTGTATAATATCTCCAGGTTTTACTGTATCCTGAACAGAAACTTGTTTACTATCAACATTTCTCGTTCCTCTGTAAAAGAAAATTGATATATTGTCCTGAGGTTGTGGAGCATTTACAAATGTAAATGAAGAACCTCCATTGAATTCATAAGCAACACCTGGATCTTGAATTACTCCATTAATAAAAATAAGAAGAACCGCATTTAAATCAATTTTTGATGAATCTGGATTATTTTGGTCAACTTCAAAACTTAGAAGTTGTTGATTATAATAAAGTGGAAATCTAGTTCTTACACCATCTTGGTAAATTTTAACCGAATCAATATAATCCAAATCTCCAAATTGCCATGATGAGAATGAATCTGTAAATGTATCAAGAACAGTTAGTCTAAACTTAGATAATGGAGCAGCAAGTCTACTATCAGTTACTAGACCAACTGGTTCTAAAATATCACCTCTTTCGAAAGCATATCCAGGCCTTACGATTTTGAAAGATTCTACAGCGAAATAAGTGGATCCAACACCAACTGCAGTTGTTGCAGCTGCAACAGAAACATCTAAAAGTAAACCTCTACCAGAAATACTAGTTGTTCCCGTTGAAAGTCTTGAAATAATATTTACTGGTAAGTTTGAATAACTTGGTGATGGAATTTGGAATCTAGCTTGAGGTGTATATCTATCACCTTGAGCAAGAATATTAAAAATTAATGTACCACCAGCACCAACATTTGCAGTTATAAGTGCCGGGAGAGATCCTGGTTGCAGAGAGTGATAATCATCAGAAATTCCAATTCCAATTGATCCAGAAAAATTATAACCAGATCCCCAACTTCCACTTGTTCCAATTCCAATAGAAGTAATTCTACCAACACCATCTACGGTTGCAGTTATTGCTGCCCCAACAAGTGGTGCATAACCAATACCATCAGTTGAACCTAAAGAAATAATAACACCACCTCTTGGTAATTGATTCGCATTTACATCATAATCAGACCTAACTAATTGACCATTATCTGAAGTTATTCCAGTAAATACGACACTTGTGATACCAATATTTGCATTTTCTTGAATTGAGAAATTGTTGAGAGTGTTATTAACTGTTGATGGTGTTTGGAATAAATCGTTAATGAATAAAATTCCATTACCACCAATAGTTCCTAATCCTGTAGTATTAATACCTTGAACCGTTAATCTATATGTTTGACCAATTCCAGTAAACTGGTCAGAAATATTATCATATATTTGATTTGTTGAATAATCACTTCTCAAATATACTCTTCCATCAAAAGTAGATTTAGCAGGAACAAGATTACTCTTATCAGTTTTACTTAAGATATTTCCTAATGGGGGAGAAGTAAAATAAGCTTGCCCCCCTTCTATATTAAAAGATCCCCTATAAATTCTTGCATTTACACCATCGAAGTGAGAAGTTGCAGAAGATCCAACATATGCTCTTGAAACATTAACTACAGGAATAGTTCCTAGTCCTGTAATTGGACCAGTAGAATAACTACTAAATCCGACATTTATAACCCTCATATATTCATCATCAACTTTTAATATATCATTTGGTTTAATTGATGAAATACCCGTTAAAGCAAAATAAGTAGTTGCAACACTTATAGATCCACCATTACTATTAAGATTAAAATTAATCGGACTAAATGCAATTGGATACTGAACTACTCCATCAATAGAAATTATAGTTCTTTCCAATTTCTTATTCATTGTCAACTTATGGGCATTTCCAGATCCATAAGAAGTAAATGTAACATAAATTCCTGCTAAAGCATAATCTTTTCTTGTAGATAATCTAAAAGTGTCATTTGTAACTTTAATGGGATAAACTTTTGGTGGAAGTTTATCAGTTACAATTCCTGCAAAATTAGATGTAGAACCAATTCCGATAGCCGTTGCACCAACACCTAAGAAAGTTGAAGTTGGGAGGTAATTAATTTCTTCACCAGTGACAAAGAAGTGGTCATTAAATATAAAGAGTCCAGATGATGGGTCTAAAACAGAACTATCTGTGGGATTAAATACTTTTTCAAAAATAGGAGTATCTTTATACTTTAAAGTAAAGTTTGTTTTATTAACCCTAGATCCATTAACTCCAGAAAATTGTGATGGAGATATTGATTCTATTATTGAACCATAATTTAAATCTGGATAAGTATTTTCTCTATCAACATCAGTATAAAGGATTTCACTAAATGTTTGAATGTTGATATTGCTTCCAATAAATTCTGAATCTGGATAAAATTCTAAATTCGCAGTTGATCCATTTAAAGATCCACCAAATGTTCCAATTCCTGATACATTTTTAACTGACAAATACTCATAAGGCAAAACATAGGTATCAATGTTGTCATGTAACATCATGACTTGATGTAGAACAGAAGTTGATCCAACACTCACCTGAACTGAAGATTTAACACAGGAAATATCATCACTATTAAATGATAGAATTGTAGATGCTGCAGATACGATTGAATAGTTTGATTCATATCTTGCAGATCTTTCTAATCCTGATATTTGTCCACTATTAATAAATCTATATGTTGAAATTCCAGAAAATCCTGTAGTCGATCCATAACTTACTACTTTTGTTCTAACCGTATTTTGTCTACCACTATTATTTTGATAATTTAAATAAACATAATTGGCATCAGATGATGCAGAGAAAGATCCTAGATTTCCGAATGAAAAATTCCATCTATTTGTGTTTGAATTAAAATAATAATTTGCAATATAAGTATCAGATCCATCATATATTAAATAAATTTCAACATAATCCATTTCTGATGTAACATCATTTATGACTTGAGATGCTGCATGAATGGTGACTGGAACAGTAGTAGCAATAGATACAATTGCAGTTGTAATTCCAGAAGTAACTATTTTGTTTGTTGCAAGAAGATTTACAAATCCAACTGATGTACTACCAATACCAGAAAAAACGGATGAAAAATTATTTCTTAAGATTTTAATATCATAATCATAATTGTAAGAATCTGTCGGATCGAATCTTAGATAATTATTTCCTAGATCATCTGTAAATGCATATAGATTTCCAACTTTTGGTCCATTTGTTAATGTTGATTTTTCGAGATCTACAAAATTACCTTGACCGTAGAGATTATTTAATGTAACTATTTCAGTAAATTGAAACTGTTTTTTAGTTGTATCAATAATCTGTACTAAAAATCTATCATAAGTATCATTTGATAAAATCTCAGCAATATTATTTTGATCAGAAACTGACAATCCTAAACTTGAGAATTGGGAACTTATATCATCAATTCTTAAAACTCTGTTTGTAGAACATTGAATAAAACTTTGTAATTTTTTATTCAATAGTTTTACAAAATTAGATTTTCCATTTACTATATTATAGTCAACCACTAAATCAAAGTTATTAATCGTATCTACTCTATTTAAATTTTTAATATCAATTAGTGCAAAAGCAGTTGTAACTCCAGTTAAGGCAGTTTTATAAGAAGATGTAATTCCAGTATCTGCAAAATTCTTCAAACCACTTGTATGTAATAGATTATTAACAGGAGTTATTAAGTCTTTAAATTGGATAGGGCTTTTAACTGTATAAGCCATATCCTGATAGTAATCATTATTTGCAATAACTTGAAAATCTTCTGAAATTTTTCCAGTGTTATCGGACCATCCAAGTTCTTTACTGGCGGAATAATTTAGAGTGAATTTTCCCGAATTAGATTTAACATCATTTACTACAGCAGTAGATCCTGTTGTTTTACCAAAAATTAGATCACCAATCGATAGATCATATGTACCAATAACCTTAATAAAATTATTTTCAGAAATACTTACTGATAGATTTCTTTCTATGAGAGAATTTTCATTTTGCGGTTTAACAAGTAATTTTTCGCCTATTAGGAATTTTGCTGGTTCTTGAGTAATTTTAAATTGTGGATAATTTGAATATTTTATAATTGAGGCGAGTGAGTCTTGTGCTGTTTTTGCAATCCCTAGATTTGATCCAATGTTTGAAATTGTGTATTCTAATTGAGCTGGGTTAGTATTTAAATATCTTGTAACTGTGAAGAATTGATAGTTGTTATCTGTAGAGTTATATCCTCTTGTTCCGCTACTGTATTGTTGAATATTCTCAACAAATACTAAATCTCCTACTGTAAATGGAACAGTTGAAAATCCTAATATTGGAGTAGTTAGATAACAAGTTACAATTCCAGTTCCAGAAGTTACAACTCTATCAATACTTACTCCGTTTGAATTGTTGATAGCAACTACTTTTGGAACTGTATCCGGAATTCCAGTTGGTGGTACAACAATAGATACTCTTTCTACTCCACTGGCATTTACAGTTGCTTTTAATAGTCCACTATTAATTTTTTGATTAGTATCTGAATCTATTAAAATTAAATCAGGAGCTACCGAATAATATTTTCCACTATTAACAACATCAACTTTTTTAATTATATTTGAAGATGATAATATAACAGATGGTGGAATAAATGCCGTTGGAGACAATGTGCTATCTGAAGGATAATCATATCCTTCATTTATAATTAATGCTTGATTAATTCTTCCAATTTTATTAGATTCTGCTACAATATATGCTCCACTTCCTTTTTCGGAGATTACAGTATTAAAATTCGGAACTTTTTTATAATTTGTTCCACCGGAAAGTATTTTTAATGAAGAAATTGAACCAGAAGCTGTTCTTGATCTAGTTCTATAATATAAATCATCACATTCTGAAGGAGTATAGGAAAGTTTTTCTGGAATTTGCGGTAAAGAAATATTGAAGGATGTGTTTGTACTTCCAACACCAGATATTGAATATGTACCAGTATAAGAACTATCTACAAATAAAATCTTAGAATAATTAGAAACATCAGAATCTGCTGTGCTAATAAAACCAGACTTTTCAAAATTATAGTACAAGTAAACTGGCATTCCAGAGGAATATCTTAATTTAACTTGAGCATTGGTTGATACTCCGATAGTACCTACACCAGAGACTGCAAAAATAGTGGTGTTTCCAATAGATACAAATTCATTTTTGAATGCATTATCATAGTAAAACTTAAGATTGTAACCTCTAAGAGATGGATGACTTACATCAAAAACTAAATCATTATTTTTAATTACAGAAATTTGAGGATTGATTAATGATAATTGTTGTAGTGCACCCCCTTGATCTTGTATATCAATTATTGATGGTGGATTAGATTGGGTATCATTATAGGTTTGGCACAATTGGAAAGTATCATCATCAATTTTCAATACATAATAATCACTTGTAGTAATGCCTGTAGGTGCAGCAATGGTAGAAATACCTACATATGCAACTTTATCTCCAGTTACAAATCCATGAGATCTAATAGTAATAGTATCTGAAAGGGTATTAATACCTGCACTCCCAAAAGTTAAAGGATTAACTAAAACTTTTTGTCTGGAAGAATCATATCTAATTTTTACTGAGGTGGAAGTTCCAATACCAACAGAAAGATTGGGTGTTACAAATAGATCAATACTATCACCGTCAGTTAATCCATGTGTGGTGGCTGTAGAAACTACTGCTTGAATTTTTTGTACTTTTCCTAAAGATTGTTTAAAGTTCGAAGTTAAAGAATAAAAATAACTATTAAAGGTTCCAGAAGTATTTGGAGAGAAAAATACTTCTGGAGAATTTAATTGAGTTCTAATTCCAATTGTATCTTTAGTTTTATTTGCAATATAAACTGTTGTTGAAATTGAACCAGATGGAATAGTAAATACCGATCCGCCAAAAGAAGTTGATACTGATAATGGAGAATATGAATTATCAGGCAAACTAATTGTAACTTGTTGATTATCAACAAATGGATGATTTTCAATATAAATTGATCTTAAAGGAATTGATCTAATTGTCGTTAATCCAGCAAATACAAATGTAGTATTTGAAGTTATACCAACAGTGGTTGTTACTCCAAATCCCACAGTTTCCAAAGGATTGAAATATACAACATCATTTAATTTTGATTCAAAATAATTAGTTTTTTTATTAACTACAAAAGAATTTGGTGTAAATCCAGCAAATGTTGTTGCAGAAAGTGCTGCTCCAGCATTAATTCTTTGAGTTCTAATAACTTTTTGTTCAGGAAATATATTTAAAACTCTGAATATATCAGTTCCTACTCCAATTGAAATACTACTACCAATTGTAACTTTTGGTGGAAGACTTAAGAAGTAAATATCTGTTACTAGTCCAGCAGATGGAGATGCACTTACAGTTTTAGCAATTGATGTTGAATAAGAACTAAATCCAATATTATAAAATCCATTAATACTGCCAATATTAGTAGTTAATCCAGAAATTATAACATTGTCATTCTGAATTAAATTATGTGCAGGAAGAATATTAACTCTAACTTGATTTTCATTTTCCCAAGTAACAATTGCATTATTATAGTTTTGTATATTTGTGTTAATTCTAAAGATATCTTTTCCTTCAATTTTTGATACCTCTGCACTTAATCCACCACCACCAGTAAATGAATTATCAAAATCAATCAAATCTCCTATTTTATAATCCTGACCAGCACTAATTATTCTGAGATTTTCAATTGATCCTTTAGTTACTGATTTTACAACGCATTTTTGAGGTATTTTCTTTGCTGATTCAATAATAAAATCATTTGAAGCATTAGAATCGTTTAATTTATATGGAAAAGTATTTCTGATTAAATTTGAATTATTAAAATCATATTCTTGAGTTAAGATAAGATTATCTTGAATAAACTTTGATCTAAATTTATTTCCAATAAAATAAGGGAACCGACTTATTAACTCGTTGCTTACTGTTGCACTAGTAGTAACTCCAGCAAAATATGCATAGACACCGCTGGGAAATTCTGGAGTTTTTGTAAATCTTCCATTAGATTCATCAAGATCTCCACTATTTCTAAAAATATAATCCTCAACAAAGAATCCAGCATCAAATCCAGATGGTCTATCAATAATATTTGATGCATTTAATTCATAACCAGAATTAATAATCTTTACAGAAGATCCAGTATCTTTTGGATCTGAATACCCAAAAGGTCCATAAATTGGGTTTCCATCATAAGCCCATCCAATTATTGGAGAATGATTATTTTGATTAGTGTCATTAAAATTGGTTTTAAGTTTATCAAAGTAACCAGATACACTATATTCTAAGTTTCTGTTGTATTGAGATTTTATAATAACTTCATCACCATATTTAAAATTAGAGTTAACTGTCAGTGATCTGACAGATGCTTCAAAAACCGCATCAGACCCTGCAGGTGTAATTTTAAAACTAAGATTGCTAGCAGTATATCCAAAACCGGGATTAACCACTACTGCACTTACAATTTTTCCATTTTTAATTACTGGTCTAACAATACAACCATCTCCAGTTCCCTGAACTTCAACATCTGGAACAGAATAATAATTATATCCACCATAAGCAACATTGACCGATTCTATTCTTCCATTAATTACAACTGGAGTAAATTTTGCATCAGATCCTTTTTTAACTTTGATCAGTGGTTTTTTCTCCAGATTCAGGATATTTGATCCATATCCAGTACCATTTTCATACAAATAAACATCAATAATTTTTCCCCTTACAGATGCTGTTGCTGTTAATGAAGTTGGTGTAGAAGATCCTATTCCTACTGGAACAATATTAGCTGTAACAGTAATTGGTGGATAACTAAAATATTGATATCCTGATCCTATTCCAGTAAAAAGTACATTACTTTTTCTAGAATAGTTGGTTGCATCAGTTCCTCCCAATCCTGCATTGTATAATCTAAAAGAATCTTCATCCAATTTAGAGACATAATAATATACTGATGTTGACAACCCAGAAATTTGACTAGTTTCATAATTGTAAACAATTAAATCTTTTTCATTAAATCCATGATTTATAAAATTAACAGTGTGATTAAATGTAGAAATACCAGAAGGTTTTACAATTAATTTACGATTAGTATATCCAGTTCCACCATTAATTACTTTAATTTCACTAATAGTATTTCTAATTACTCCTGATTTGAATTTATGAATACCATTATTGTTAGCTACTGAAAAAGGAACAGTATTGACACCAGCAATGGCATTTGATTTTGAATTAAATAATTGAATAGTTTTGTTATTTACTACTGAAATGTAATAAATTCCATTAGAGGCAAGATATATGCCTTGATCAAAAGTATTTGAATAATTTGTTGCTATACCTATAGGATTATTTCCATTGGAATCATAAATTACAGAATCTCCTGTATTAAAATTATGATTGGTTAAGAATGTAATAGTGTCATTGTTAATATCCAAACCACCAGAAGTACCACTAATTTGTCTAGCATCAAAAGATACTTCTCTTCTTCTTTTTTGAATAATAGGTTGTAAAAGAGCTCCTGTTCCATTACCTCCAGTAACAGCAACAGAAACGACGGTATTTAAATCAAAGTCTTGTGGATCAACTAAAATATTTTTTACGGATCCTTCTAAAACTGGTTGAATTAATGCAGTAACTCCTGTTCCTGTAGTAACTTCTAGTACGGGAGGATTAATAACATCATAATCTTTTCCACCATTTAAAACTTTAACGGATGTTAATGGACCATAATAAACTTTGTCATCAGACTTATAATTTTGAATTTCTACACCATTAATTAAAATACCGACAGTTCCAGATTTAGTTTCTTCTCCAGTACTTTCCGTATTTTGATTCAAATTAAATTTTCTTAAAAGTTTTTGAGAAGAAATAAATTGAAATCTTTGGGAATTTAAAATAAAAGTTTGAGAACCAGTTTTAGCATCGAGAGATCTAAATTTTACATATTCTGAAGATCCTACTAAGGATCTTGATCTATAAAGTCTAATTTTGTTTGATGATATTACATCGACATAATAAATTTCTCCACTATCTAAAAGTGGTATTGTTTTTGATTCTGGAATATAAAAAACTTCATCTCCACGAATAAATGGAACTGGATCTGGGAATGAAATTATTGAAAATGTTTGAGATTCATCTTCAAATCCTTGTAAATATCCTTTTCCTTGTTCACTTTGACTTTTTGAACCAGTGGCTTCTGGAATAATTGATTTAAAAAGATTTTTTTCTATTGTATATGATGGCAGACTTCCAGATGCCACATAAATTTGATTTTGCTGATCATCGACATAAACATTTTGTATATCAGAAGTTAAAAGATTATTTCCAAATTCAATAGGTGCTCCACTACTTTTTACAGTGCTTACTTTTCTTCTCAAATCATATTCAAGATTTTGATTATAAACAAATCCATCATTATTTCCGATGATAACTTGATTATTTGCAGCATCTATACTTTGAATAAATGGTTCATTTAGGATAGAAGATGCTAGATTTTCAGTACCTCTAAATAAAATTTCTATTTTGTCCCCTTCTTTTAAACTTGATTTATCAATTTTACTAGAAAGAGTAAATGTTGAACCACTAATTTGACTAATTTTATATCTAGAACTAGTATTATAAATCCAAGCATTTGCAAAAATATTTTTATAGTCTTTGTTAGAATCTTGAGCATTAGTAATAATTTGCCCTAAGTTTTTAACAAAAATTTCTTCATTTTCGCTAATAGAAATATTATTTGTTTCTTGAACAAATCCAGATAAAACACCCGTAATTCTTAATTCTACTTTTCTTGAAAGATCACCATCTTCATACGCATAAACGGTTTCATTAATACGAATATCATCAGATGGAAGAATAGAACTCGTAATACCAGAACATCCAAAGAACTGATTAATACTTCTATCAGAATAATTGATAATATTTTTATTGCAAATCAAAGTTCCGGATTGTGGGAAACCAATGGTTGAATCTACAGTAACAACTGAAGATCCAATTGAAACCTTTTCTACAACTTTTGTTTTACCCGGAATTGTAAAAGTACCAGTAATTGCAGAACTTTCTTCATAACCAACGAATAAAGAAAGTTTATAATATTGCTTGTTATCTGCGGTAAAAATTTCAACCTGAGATACTGACGCTGTGGTTGCGGGATCGGTAGATTTTACAATTGTTTGACCTACAATTTTAGAAGGATCACCAGATATTCTTTCCGCAACAACTTCTTCTCTTCTTAAATAAGAAGCTGCAGATGGTCTAATTAGAAGTTCTCCTAGGTTTAATACAGTTGGACTAACTCCATAAAGAATATTAAATAAAATTCTAAAAGATTCTTTAGTTCCTTTTGACTGATAAAATTCCTTTGCACTCTTTATGAAATTAGCAACATTTAATTGTGAAATAAAGTCAACATTTTCTAATCCTGGAGCAAAAGAATACTTAGTTTTTTTATAAAATTCCTTTAAAAATAGTGCACTTAAGTTTGTAACTGCTGTCCCAACAGCATGAGGATTTCTACTAGAAGTTGAAAAAACTAATTCTTCTTGGTCATTTGGACTATGATAACTGGTAATGCCACTAAATCCACGAATACATCCGGTGAAAGTACTTCCTGCAATTCCAGTGTATGTGATTATTTCATTACCAATATTCAATAATCCATATTTTTGTGGATATCCTTTAGTTGATGCAACAGTAATTTCTGTTGTAGTTGAAGAAATTCCAGAATATAGTTTGGTTGTGTTATCAATTACGCCAGAACTTAAAACATCAATTTTTAAATATTGATCTAAATTTTCAACAATGTCCGTTGTTCCTCCAGGATACTCCTGTGAAGTATAATATTGCTTTAAAAATTCAGAAGCATTTGGATTTTCATCAATTATAAATTCCGGAAGTTGATTCTCAATTATCTGCTGTACTTTAATTCTAGTGTCAAACCCAGTTTGTATCATATCACATCCTCTTTAAATTGCCATTAGAATAACTTGAAGTAAAGTAATCTCTCGTAAATTGTACACCAGATATATCCTCTCCAGAAGTAATAACGTCTTTAACCATATTTATTTTACTTTTTGAAACATCAAAATAAATGTATAAATCTTTCAATCCTACAACATCATTTGATTCTGGAAAGGCTTGAATTTCAATAATATTATTTTCAAGATCAGTAGAACTAATAATTACTGGACTTAATTTAATTTCTCCTTTATTATAATCCACAGTTCCTGCAGACTTTACAACAACATTAATATCTCCAGCAGAGTCTGCTGGTTTTACAATTGAAATTATTCCAAGACCACTTCCATCTAAGTCCCCTTTAGAATTTTTTCTTGGAATATCTGTAATATAAACAGTATCTACAAAACCATCAATTTTAAACCCAGTAGATTTAATATTATATCCAGCAGGATTGATATGAAATTTATTTCCAAAGCAAAGTTCATATTGCGCCAAACTTGCAATTGCGGCTGCCAAATTTCTTCTAATTTTAACTCTAGTGATATTAGAAGTTATTGAAATGTCTGTACTATCAATAACTTGTAAAATTTTACTATATTTAAATCTTCCTCCAAACTTGTTCAAGTCTGTAGAGTTTGCATATGTTGTCAGTGATGAATTAACTCTGTTTAATAAAAACTCCGCAGAACTGGTCTGTGATGCATTATAATAAACATATGCATCGACTTCAACATAAAGAATTTTAAGGTCAATAATATTCTGTTTAATACCAGAAAGACTATATTGCTTTAACTTACTAATAATTTGTGTTTTATCAAAGTCGGAAACGAAAAATCCATTTTTAGGTTTAATGCTAATCTGTACTACACCATATTGTGGAGGAGTTAATTCTTCTCCCCCAACAATTGAAACAGATTCTGTATTTGGATAAATTGTAGGAATGATGGTTTCATAATCACGAGCGGTAACCGCTCTGTTTTGTGCAGAATAAGCTTTTGGTGCAAAATTTCTAATTGAATCAATAGATTCTATTTCAGAACCACCTATAGAGGAAATATTTGTTGTAACTGGTACAGCTGTATTTGGAACAATAATTTGATCTAGTGATCCTCTAAAACTTCCTGAAAAATTAAAAACTTTTGCACCATTTCCAGCAAGTCCAGTGCTTACAATATAAGAGACTGTAATTACTGCTCCATTTTCAAGTTTCTTTCCAAAAACACCATCTCCAAAAATTAATTCATATTTTTCATCTTGGATTTCTTGAATCAAATAGATCTGAGATGATTTTGTAATGTTTACAACATTATCTACAAGGGAGTATTTTAATCCAAGACCACTATCAGCGGCACCTTTTACATAAACTGTAATTGTACTAGTATCGATATATGGATTATCTAAAATAAATTTTTGATCAAGAGATCCATTATATACAAACTGTTTTGTTAGATATGTTCCTTCATGAATTTCAATTTGATCAAATACTGCAACATTATTTTCAATTGGTCTTGTAATATCTGCCGGAATTGAAAATACATATGTTGATTCTGCTACAGCGCCAGTGCACACCAGACCTGCTTTTAGTATTGCACTTGCTGTTTTAGTAGAAACTTCCTGATCAAATGGTACACTAAAACTAATTGTTGCTTTTGCAGATCTTCTGGACTGTGGTACATAACCAATCGTTCTTGCAAGAGAAACAACATTTTCACGAAGAGTTGCTGAATCCAAAAAGGATTCATTGACAACCATGTTCGAATTGAATGCAGTAATATATGTATTGTATGCTAGTGTGTCTATTAAGACAGAAAAATTCGATCCATCAAAATCAAAGTCCGTGAATGTAGGGTTCGCACGGAGATAATCCTTGATGGATGTTTTTATTTGATCAAAGTCTAGATTTGTAAACTTAGTAAAAGGCATTTTATCTTGTTGCCTCTAGTAAAAATGTAAATTGTTGTGCTGGCACTGGTTGACCAATAATTTCAAACTTAACTGTAACTTCAAAGGAATTTAAATCCGGTTCCGGATTCACAATTACAGTTACATTTTGTACTCGTGGTTCAAAGTTTGAAATAGTATCAAGTATTTCTGTTTGAATAACAGATGCTGTACCATAATCTACAAAATCAAATAGAGACGATCTCACTTTAGATCCTAAAAATGGATTAAAGAATCTTTCTCCAGGGATCGTCTCTACAAGATTACGAACCGATCTTATAATTGCATTTTCATTAAGCAGCACCGGTAGATCCTTTGTTACGGGATGCGGTACAAAGGATAAACTAATATCTTTAAATGATCTAGATATCCTTTCGACTGCCATTTTACATAAAATTCTTCAGTTATTTATGCCTATTTCCAGGCAGATCCATAAGATGGTTCAGTTCCATATTCCCAATCATCATAGTCTTGATCATTGCGAATTTTTTCATGAAGATCAGTTTGTTTTTTTAGATCATGCTTTGGTGCATAATCGTGCATAATTTCTTGAATAACTCTTTGTGACGAATCATGCTGAGGTGTATAGTCTGTTACAAGACTTGTGGTCCCCCACATTTGTCTCATGTATTCACGATTTCTATCAACTTTGCCGTTAGACATGTTAGCTCCTGTTTTTAAATTAAAAACAGAACTTTTATAAAGGAGGTTGCTATCTCCTTATTACTATTTAACGATCTAAATGACGAATTTTATAGTTGTCTGATTCCAAGTATTTTAAAAGTTCTAGTGCAACTAATTTTGGTTTTCCTGCACCGCAGGTGTATACGTCTATAGCAATGGATCCTTCTTCAGGCCATGTGTGGCACGATACATGACTCTCTGATAGGGCGATAACTATGGTTACGCCTTGTGGTTCAAATTCGTGTTTAAACACGTTTAAAATGGTCATCTGGGCACGTTCTATTCCCCTTTTCATGACTTCGACTAGTGTATTGCCATCATTTAATAGGCAATGTTTTACGTCATAAACCTCTAACAAGAGGTGATTTCCCATTGAAAACCTTTCCAATTCCTCATACCCTTTGAATTTTATTAACTTGTTATTTATTTTACAAAAAATCCTTTTCTCTTGTAGTCCGGGTCATTAATATAAGAGTAATTGTCAGCATTTTCTAAATTTTCATCATCCCAAACTGGTAGTGCGACAGAATTTCCGTGTCGGAAATCAGGATTTCTGCGAAAGTGAACTTCAATTAGACTATTTTCAATAAATTCACAGTTAATCCATTCATAGTTACCGACTAAATTTTGCAAAATTTCAGGAAAATTCACATTTTTATCAATTTTTTCCCACTTCTCCCACTTATAAAGAGGATTTTGAACATCTTTTGTTCCTTTAACAACTAAATCTGCTTTCTTTTTGTGGAAATCAACACTGATGTGTTCACCAAAAAACTTTTCACACCAAAATTCAGCTGGATGTAAGTGTTCTGTCGTTCTAGAGATAAATTCGATACGAGCAAAGCGCCCCATTCCGAGTAAATTCATACAAGGACGCACCACATAAGACCCAGGATAAGGCACTACAAGACCTGCAGGACCACAGGTATACCCCAAACGGGTACTTAAGATCAACTTATTGTAAACCCAAAGATCCTCAGGATGAATGTGTCTCCATTCAGTTCCCACATCTGTGCAATACATATGAATATTTTTCAATTCTTAGAAATACTTATAAAAAATCCCACTCCTAAGAGCGGGATTTGAGAATTATTTTGTTTTTCTCTTGTTTGATGCATTTTTTTGGGCGGTGGATCGACACTGACCAGTGGCCTTACGTCGATCTCCATTTCCAAAAGTTGGATTCTTTTTAGGTTTCTTGGGTGTGGTCATCGCCCTTGACCTCTGTACCGTTTTTTAGCCCCATTGCGAGACGTTGCGGAATACTTAGTATGAGCACCCATGCCCTGCAAGGTCTTTTTGGGTTTCGATTCAATTTTACTCTTCGAACCACTCAGTGATTTTTTAACTGCCATAATTAATCTCCAATAATTTCGGTTTCAAGGTCGTTGGGATGAGGAGAACCTGACTGATAATACTCAATTGCCAGGTCCTCCATTGTATCGAAGTATTCTTCTTCCGTAAGATTTGTATAAATTTTACGTCCTTTACAAAGAATATCGTATTTTGCCATCAGATTACGCGAGTCTTCTCATGACCAACACGAATGCGTGGATCGCACCAGATTTCGAATCCTGCATCTTTTGCATCGAGACAGAAAGAAACGTCTTCACCACACATGTCTTGTACTTGCCCAGATTCGAAAACTTGCATCTTCGGTGCAAACCAAGGATACTTCATCTCAGAATGCTCAAAGACACCCTTCTTAATCAGAAGCCATCCAAAACCAGTGTAGTCAACCGTGAAAGGCTTACGACGCTTCTGAATGCTCTCCAGAGTTTCATGATTCATGACTCCACCATTGTTACGGAAGTCATCCTCTTCCAACCAGTGTGCAACAGAAGTTGTGTGACCATCTTCAGTGCAATACCAACCTGCAGAAATATCTTGATCTAACAGAACGAGTTGGAAGAACTTCTCGGAATTGAACACAATGTCAGAGTCAATCCAGAGTTGATAGTCATATGCCAGTTTACCTTGCCAGGGAATCTGATCAGGACCTGCAAGAACATTCGCACCAAGGCACTTGCAACGTGCAAAATTAACCATCGAGGAATAATCTTGCGAGATTTGAATATTAGCTCCGTTCTGTACAAGATCAAAACAAAGTTGTACAAAACTCTTTAAAAACGTATATGAAACACCTCTTCCAGGAAGACAGAATACAACGGACTTACCACGAATCATTTCTCGTGCTAAATCATAATCCCACTCCTCAGATTGTTGCTTTGGTGCAACCGGTGCTTTTGCTTTAACAGTAAATCCTTTAGCCATAATAGAAAGCGATTACATCAGAATCATAACTCATTATATAGTCCTTGTCAAGATGTTAGTTTTTTTCGGATAGCACCACTTCATTTCCATCAAGAGTAAACTTGATTTCGGTATCTTCATACCATGAAAGTTCGTTTGCGATCCACTCAGGAATTATAACATAGTATTCGCCGGTGATGGGGTCTACCTGAACTGATTGAAAAGAATTTTCATTTTTTCTCATTTGTTTATACACACAATATTTTGATTTTCTCAAATTATATATTATTTTGCAATTTTGGAAATCAAAAATAGAAAGATCCATGCAGGTATTACAATATACCAGTATGCAATTGCAAAGTATATCCCGACCAGTCCAAGTAGTACAATGAATAGTGTGATATCAGGTCCAGTTCTCGATGATCCACAATTGGGACATCTCAGTGAATAATCTTTGCCACGCGGATACCATGTGTACCAACATGACCAGCACATGTTCTGGGGGCGATATGTTGGTTGAGGTCTACGGGCCATTTTTTTCTGGGAAAATTTTTTAGATCATAAGGTATTTTATCATAAATTTTGGCCCCCGGTTTTTTGAAATGATATGAGTCTTATAGATCGATCGCGTCCGTAACACTTTGTAGGTTAGGGGAGTCATGGGTTTTTATACGGGCGCCCCCAAACACGGCGGGAACTGCTATAACGCACGAACGAATATAAGGGCGGCAGAGTATAAACAACTGCCGCCCCTAAAGTATATCAAACCTCCCTTAATCCTAGGTGCTTTGCAACAACATAAGGCATCAGAGTGACCTCAGCAACATAATCATAATCCTCCGATTCATCTGCGATAAGTGTAACGTACCAGCCGCCAGTTCCTGTCATCGAAGGACGCTCACCATAACATTCACACTTGCAAGCATAATTGTAGGCGATTGTTCTAATGTAGGATGCCATTGTTTCGGCGTTCTGGTGACCATTGCGGTTGATCATCATCAGCACCTTAACTGTATCTTCCAGACCAGAATACTCCCACTTGATTGTAGGATTGCCGTTCAGGGTTGCGGTTGTCATGATCAGAATTGCGGTGTGGTTAGAGTGAAGAAAGGGGGAGGATTGTCTCCCCCTAAATGTGAATCAGCGATCCCAGGGTGGAGTAGACAAATAGGCATCAATTGCCTCAGATTCAATACCCTCACACATTTCATTCACAGCATCAGGAATCGGACAACCATTGTTATACAATTCCAGAATCAATTCGAGTTGCCAACCATCATCAAAACAGTAGGAAGGTGAAGCATAATTGTTGGAAAATACTTTCTCACATTCACGCTCTACTTCCTCACAAAATGTGATGAACTCAGGGGACTTGAAACACGTTTCAGCGGTGAGCATGATGGGTCTCGGGTGTGGTTTGGCGGTGAGGATCTCTCCCCCCCGCTTGTTCATATCATAGGGCATCATTGCCGGGATGCCAGGGGGCCGGTGGACAGTCCGGTGACTGGCACAGTGAGTTAGTTACACTTTAGAGGGGGATCTGTAGAGAGTAAGGCACCACACCACGACCCTATGATCCCCCAGTAAAGTGTAACTAACTGTGCATCAGTTACTTTATACCACGGGCCATCTTTGCAAACTGAGCATCATACTGTTTTAGATTCTGCTCCGCTTGAATGACAATGTGAGAGAGAAGTGTTGCCCACAATGATAACATCACAATGAGCAGAGAAAAGTAACGTTTCATGATCATCAATAGTGATATTTACTCATCACATTGTTTGGATCATTGTACCAATCAGAATCCTCATAAGATTCTGATACATTAGGCGTTAATCTGATCATCAGATCATCAGTGAGAGTGCAAACACCGGTTGTCACCAGTTGCAGAATCTCATCAGGGGTGAGATACATTTCCATGATCAAAGTGTGGTTTGAGAGTGTAAAGAATTGGTATCAGATTAAATGTGCACGAACACCACAAGTAAGATAGAACGCAACCATACGTTCTGCCTCATCAAGTGTAGGAAACGTTTGCGTTCTCCATTCACAAGAATTGTAGGGAGATTGGAAACGGATTGTAAAGCCGAGCATGATCAGATTAGGTGTGGTTTGTGGAAAGAATGGGGGGGAGAATTGTCCCCCCGATGTGATCAAACGTCGATCGTTTCGATGTCACCATGCTTCAGTGCACGATTAAACTCATACCCCCATGATGTTGCTGCCTTTGCATCATCATCGTTCAGCAATTCGTGCCAACGATGAGCAGCACCCTCATCCTCAAAAATATAACGGTAAACTTTATCTGGGTTGCTGTTAAACATCACCAACAGATGGGGGATGTTATCATTATCCAGCACAATTGCCAGACGGGCTATAGCACTGGAATCAACCGCAACGCTCAACAGACGGAACTGATCTGCGGTCGGAACGTGATAGGTGACGGTCATGATCTTAGGTGTGGTTTGGATTGCGTCAGGGATCTCTCCCCTTCGCTGTGCTCAGTCTGCCAGGGATCGACCCCGCCAGCGTGTCTGAATGGACAGTTCAGAAACTGGCACAGTCTCAGTGGCGATCTCATGAGAATCGGGCAGGCGACCCTTTAGGTTTGCTTCACATTCGGATTGATTCTCAGATGCGACGGGATCGGGCATCAGCAGCAGGGCAGGCATGGCAGGGATCGAACCTGCGGCAAGTGTGGCGCACACCGGCGCCAAATGCCAGGAAGAAAATCTTAAGAAACGATCAGGGAATCTTATGGGCAGGGGGGATTGTGCAGGGGACGGGGGACGTGCTAGGATGGCAGATGCGTTCGATTCGGTCTTGTGCCAGTTTGCAAACTGTCCACCAATGCGGGTTTTGCAGGATTTCCAATGCGTATAATACGGACACAAGCGAATGAGGGGCAGGGTCGCCCCGTTGACGCAAACGGTCGCCACCCACCCTGCGCGTAATTATATGAACTAGATGATATAACACTAGTGTTATATGATAATATGAATATATGATATTATAATATGATCTAGACTAGATTATATGATATGTGTGTGATCTAGACTAGATTGATAGAATGAATGTGTGAATGATGCGAATAATCTAGTCGAGATTAATCTAGACTAGATTAAAAAGAAAGGGGGGAGAATGCTCCCCCCGATTGTATCATCCGATCAGGGCAGCGATCAGGCGGTCACGCTTACGGATTGCCTCTGGCAGGATGAACCATTCATCCCGCTTGCCATTATCGGATCGGGTAGCATCTAGGATCCCGTCCCGCTCCATGTCTACCATGATAGCGTGAATGGTGCCCTTGTGACGCTTAGGATCCAATCCCATGCCGCGCACAATGGCGGAGCAGGTTTGGGGACCGTTCTGAATCAGGGTGGCGCGGACGGCGGCACGGGTGAGAGCAGAGAAGTTCATCGGGTGGTGTGGTGAACTGAGATCAGTATAGAGGCCAGGAAGGGGGGATGGAAGTCCCCCCTGTGCCACTTATCAGACTGTCACAGTCTGGCGGTTCTTTTTGTTATATCCGCCGAACTTGTTTGCAGCGCGACGGATACGAATTGCCGCACCCCAGAGTGAACCTTTAGGTTGCGTCCCGTGCACTAACAGTGCAAACGGTTTTTCACCGAAACAGTGTGAATCATCATGATCAACTTCCAGACCCAAGTTAGCAGCATCCTCCTCATTCATGACGACTTTGCTATAACGGGGGAAGTAACCTTCATCGATCATATAATCAAACTTGCCACCATAAGATGCGGTCATGTAGAAGTTTGCAGGCAACTTGAGAAGATAGAAGAACTGCAAACTCTTAGAATAGCAGTAGAACTTCAGATCAGGATTGCGGTTTGCAACTTCAATCCAAGCGTCAAGATAAGCGCCAGAAAAGAAGTCACCAGACTCATGAATGCGAACTTTAGAAGTCTTGCGAGTCCGATTGTGTTGGATGGAATCATGAATCAAATCAGCAGCAGATCCATTCTTCAGAGCATCAACAATCAGTTGCAGATTGTGAGCACGGTTGTTATAAACTGCATCATATTGTACTTCAGACGATGCAGCAAAACAACGGAATTCAGTATACTCTCCATCCTGAATCTTACGCTTGCCGTTATCATCAACGACAGCAAAAGACTTGCAATACATTGCACCGGGGCAGGTTTTGCCGGCCGGCAGATTAAAGATCAGAGTGTCGTTGGCGAGTTTGCCGTTGCCGTTGGAAAGGTTCAGCATGGTGTGGTGTGGGGTGATCCCCTGACGACTCCCATAGTATAGGGCATGGGGATGGCACGTGCCACCCCCACAGTGGACACTTAACAAATTGTCACCAGAGACCCTCTGCTTTCAGGCGATCGACCATCTTAGAAGCGAGAGAACCACAATGGGGGCACATTGTAGCATATTTAATCTCAGACTTCAGAGAGTTTTGATTGCTACCGCTGCCAAATTTGTAGCGGTAAACTTTACTCGCAGTGAGCAACAGTTGGCGATGCTCAACATTGTTACGATCAATCAGTTGGTATGCACCAACAAAATAGTGATAATCACCCATTTGCCGACATTCATCCAGCAGAGAAACAATCTCATGAGAAGTTTCCTTACCGAAAGTTTCAGTGAGAGTCAACACCATGAAGAGATTAAATGGAGTTGCAATCTTGGTTTGTTCGATGAAATAATCGCGCTCCTGTTGTTGTTCTTTCATGAACAAATTGTAGGCGCTGGTTTGTGCACTCAGAAACGACTCAACTTGGCGAGCGATGGCTTCAGAAACCAGTTGGTCGAAAGTTGCAGTGATCATCGGTCTGGGGTGGTTGCGGCGTCGGTGGTGCGCCGTTGACGGAATGATGGCACCCCAGAACCGACCACCGCCAGGGGCTTTGTGCCACTAGAAGAACTGGCACACGGTCCTGGATTCTGACCGGATTTGTGCTATTTTATAAGAAATCAAATGAGGGGAGAGGTATCCCTGCGGACGACAATACATCGCCACCGAACCTGCTTAAAAATAATTATAAAAAGATATGAAAAAAAGCGGGATTAATCCCGCTTTTGTTTTGTTTGTGGTATCCTAGAAGTCGATGTCCCAGTCTGGATCACTAATTGTATCAACCCAGAAGTGATTCCGACCGTTAGATGATGTTAGGAATACACGTGTGCCTGCATGTTGCTCAATGATGCACATGTCATCATGATCCATCAGGTTTGCAAAGCGATTGTGCGCCTTACGGCTTTTGGGAGTGACGAATGCGGTTTCCATGGCGTCTAGATGTGTGTATGTGTATCGAGATCTCGATACATGTATAATCTAGTCGAGAACACAGACTTGTCAAGT